CTACTGTTGGACACACCAAGGTGTCGTTCGTGCCTGTCCGCACTATCACAAATGGCGCTGGCAAGCTTTACCTGGGCGTCGGCACATTGCAGAAGAGCCTGGAGATCCATCGGGACACGCCACTGTCATTCGTGGCTGATGAAGGTTCCGTGGATTACGACCCTAAACGAGGCGAGTTCGTTTTCCGCAGTAGTTATGGCGAGGACAGAGTGCCGGCAGCGGTTATTGGTAAGTGCGCTACTACCTTAGCCGACATGAAGCGTGGCCCGAAGTTTTATTCCACGGTCAGGGCGTATACTTTGGGCCAGTTGGCATCTGTTAAATGCGCGGCGCGTCACCCAAGCTTGATTGTGAAGTACGTCATTTACATGTGTGACTTCCAAGCGGCGACTCTCACATCGTCAGTCGTTGATGGTGACCCTGTTGAGTACGGATATGTGGATCAAATCCTTGCTCGCGCCCGCCTTTATGTATCCCGTGACATTATCGCCGCGATCGATATGTGCTTGAGCAAATTTGTCCAATCACATCCGACAGCGCGTTTCGTTTTTCCCTGGAAGTGGCAGGAGGTGCACTTGCAGAATTACGAAATGCTCACTCACATGGTCCATTGCACACCTTGTGAGCCGCGGCGTATTTTGAACAATCCCTTTCCGCCTCCGTTGTCGGGCGCTCATGCCGGGGCCGACAACGGCGATGAACCTGGTCCCGGCGATGACGCACCAAAATGCGATATCGTCGGTGGAGACGCGGGTCCTATCGTGGGGGCCGAAGGCGACGCCCCTGCTGGTGGGGTTGGAGGGTCACGGGAACATGATCCCGGAGAAAGATCGGCATCTGTATCCGTATGTGGCGAAGGTATTCGTGGTGACGACTATGGTGCGTTCGGGGTTAGCGGGGTCAGCGACCCACCACCTGAGCTTAGCCAATCCTCACTCGGCGCCTCCAGTGATGGTGGAGGTGATCCGCCACGGTGGTTGGGGTGCAGCGGAGGACCTGTACCCCCACGTAAAGTCGATACTGTCCCTCATGCAAGACGGCGTGATGAGGAAAACGATAATGATTATCGTTTTGGAGAAGACTTTGAACCACTCATTGTCTCCTTCAAGGTTGCGGACGCTGGAACCAGGGTTGCCGATTCGTCGGGCTTCGTCAATGTTGTATGGGACGAAGGAGGCATCCTGTGTGAGGTTCCGGGTCTCGGCAGCGGACAGTTCGGCTCTGGACTCCTACTCTCTGCTTATGGCAGCCGACCTTCCGAGTCCGATTTCACGGACCACGTTAAAGCGGCATATAGCTTTTACGTCGAAGGGCGTCGGCTTGACGCAAATCGTAGATCTCCCCCTATCAGAGATCTTAACTCTTTCGTCCGCCTGCTCCGAAAATACGGGTACAAACACAACAGCGCCGCTCGAAGAGTTCGAGATACTATCGTCGGCTTACCCGCCCATGACAACGCCGCTCCATTGGCTCTGGGCGTGGTACCTCGTACAGGAAGCAGAAAACCTACAGTGGATGACCGGGTTAACACCGAAACCGTTCGAGGAGTGGGTATTGCGGTACCCACGCGGCCAGGCCGCCATACTCAGAACAGCCCGGTCAGAATTCGAAGTGGTTGGCGTCAACCTGGGCCGCGCAAGCCTGGTGAAGAACTTCATAAAGGTAGAGACCACCATAAGAAATACCGATCCGCGCAATATATCCCCACCCGATACTTCACTCATGGTGCTGCTGGGCCCGGTGATAGCGTCAATGGACGAAGCAGCTCACAACTGCCCGTACATGGTGAAGGGGTTAACGCCGGAGGAGAGGGACCAAAAACTTAGTAGGTTGTTGGAGTTCGACGCGTTTGCAGATATAGATTTTGACCGGCTCGACAAATCTATCGATGAGATGCTGCAGCGCGTCGTTGAGGTTGGTCACATTAGGCATGCTTACTCGGAACATGCCGATTGTGATCTATTCGTGCAATATCTCGAGCTTTGCCTCAGCTCCCAAGGCTACAATGATCTGGGAGTTAAGTATGCCATACACGGACAACGACGTTCTGGTGATAACCATACGTCTACATTTAACGCCGGGTTGTGCCGATTTGCTGTTTGGATGTGCTTTCGTCATATTCCGACCAGCGATTGGTGCACTTTCCATGAAGGTGATGACATACTTATCGGGTATATGTCGGAGTGGCGCGACCAAATCGAGGTCAATTTGTCTTACATCTCTTTATTGGGTTTAAGCATCAAATTGACTTTCGTCAATAGTTTTCAAGAACTCAGTTTCTGTGGTCGCTATTTGTACGAAGATTGCGGGGTGGTGTGCAGTTATGCTGACCCATTCCGTACTCTCGCTAAGATTCACACTTCCATTACCCCAGGTGACACGAAGGTTCTAATGCTGGCTAAAGCATTCTCATACGCACACACTGATGCTTTGACGCCCATAATCGGTGTTTTCGCTCAGGTTGTGCGCAACCGGCTATTAGAAGAAGTAAGCCCGCGACGCCTTGCGAACGTCTTAAAACGGAACGCCCGCAAGGGCGAAATGCGCTTTACCATTATAGCGTATTTCGATGATGATGTCGCCAAGTTTATTGATTCAGTTCGTAACAGCAACGCTGAAATCGTGCGTGCCACACCCGCAGGCCGCGCGGCTTTTGCCAGTCGTACCGGCTTAAGCATTCGTCAGCAGATAAACTTGGAAGAAGAGTACATCACGTGGCTTGAGAGCGGCATTCCAGCGGAGTACACCAAGCTGGATGTTGAGTTTGAATTTCGTGATCTTGTCTGGCACACCGGGCGTGGTCATGAACTCTATCTTTAATCGTGTACCCGCCTCCGGATGGCGTTAAAAGCGCCGTCGTCTTGCGCACGTAACCACGCAGCCCACTTAAAAGGTAACAGGAT